TTTTCATAGAAACTCTTTTCAATCTTCTTTTCATCAACCAATGATTCTAATTCATTTTTTTGAAACACATAATAATATCTTTTCCCTAATATATTTTGTTGTTTATCTTTCCAATCTACAAAATTATCTTGCGTTATAAATTTCCTTCGTGAGTCATCCTCTTGTTCAAATGCCCATACCAATACTAGTATCTTTCCTCCAGTTTTTGTGACTCTTTGTAATTCTTTAATTGCCGTTTTTCTCTTTTCAACCGTTGATAAATGGTGGATGACAGCAATACAAATTGTATAATCGAATGAATCCGTCTTATAAGGGATATCTAAAATATCTCCACAGATTACATTGAGGTTTTTTTGTAGACAAATGTTTACTAGACTTTTACTAAAATCACATCCATAATGTATACAATCTTTCCTGTACAGCATATTTTTACCATTTCCACACCCTATATCACCAATAATAGAATCTTTTGGAATACTATCTAAAAATTCTTCAACACAAGACCAAGGACGATATCTTGTATTGTCGAATGATGACGCAATTGAATTGTAAACATTTTTAACATGAATTTCTTCGATTGACATTATTTTAAAAAAAATTATAAAAATTGTTTTAATCAAATTTAACATTTAGCATAGTTTGGTAATGATGGTGCAATAAATGGAAATTTTTTATTAATCTCATCGTAGTTTCCAAATAATTCTTCATGTTTTTGAATATCTCTTGATGCAATTAAAGGGAAACTTTTATAGTCCTTTGAGATAATATTTACATTTTTATTTCTTAAACAATGATTGATATACCTTCCTTCCTTAAGAATGTATCTATTGAACTTTTCCCAACCCACTGGATTGAATAAAATATCATCTTTCCCTTTGTAAGGGAATAAATCCTTATAGATAATATCACCTTTCTTATAGTTTTTTCCAGCAAATAATCCGTCACCATGAATTTTGGATTCATGAATGTAAGGTTTTTCAGGTAAAAAACAATGTAACATGATTAAGGTAAAAAATAATCCAAATAAAAGTTTATAAAATCTTTTCATTTATTTATATATATATATTATTCAAATATAATTAATTATCCTGTTTTTGATTCATTGGTGTTGCTAAAGGAGGATTAAAATACTGTTCATTATCTTCAATAAAACCATGGAACCAATGTTTCCTTCCATCTTTGGAATGAAATTCACAATAAAAATCATCCCCTTTACATGTTTCTCCAAATATTTCTTTGTACATCCATAGTTTTCCTTGCCAATTGTTATTCTTACCATACACATTTCTTATTTTTTCAGTGATATCATTTACTTGGTTGTATGTTGCTTTTGTGAGACTTCGACCTCTATAATTTTCATAATATTCAGAATGAATCATTATTTATTATTGGTTTTCATTTTTTTTTAAAATAATATACATTAATATATGAAGAAGGAATTAATTCAAAAAATAGCGATTGTTTTATTTTTTATTATGTTTATCTATTCAGGTCTTATGAAAATTACAAATTTTAGTAAAAAAACAGCTGTACTAAGTACAAAAACTAACTTACCCTTTCCTATCAATGAATTAGGTATGATAGGTGTCATTATACTTGAGGTGATAGGTTCATTATATATCGTTTATTATTTTTTGTACGGGGGTCTAGATAAAGAAATAATTCAAAAGATATGTCAGGCATTTATTGTTTTCTTGATAGTTGTTACTTATTTATATCATCCACCCTGGGATAAAATGATTCCATTCTTGTCTAATGTTACAACTACAGGTGGATTATTATTAATATATAATCTAATTTAAATAATAAATGAAGAATTGTAAATTATATATCGTAACATTTGTGATTACTGCTTTGTGGGATGTAGTGTTAAGAATTATGGTTGAAAATTATGATAAATTACCTAAACTTGTTAAATTAGATTTTATGAAATATTTAATTCCCTATTTCCAAAAACATACATTATTGGCGGCCGCTTTAATTGCAGGATTTATCGGAGCAACAACTCAATATATAATTGTTAATATCCAATCATTCCCTAAAAACTTAATGGAAACTCAAACTATCCTTCAATTTTTGGTATTATCATTTATTATTAGTGCATTATATGGTTTTATCATGAAATTTAGCAAATTGTATCCCCATTTAGAGGAAACATATTATAAAGATCTTGGTACAGTAAGAAGTATGTATCATGATGGTATTTCTGGGTTAATTGTTCAAATTACTATATTTAGTTTAATGATGGTAAATAAAAATATTATTTAATTCATATGGAAGAAACTGTAGAGAAACGTTTGGAAAGATTAGAAGAAAAGATAGATCAAATCCTCGATCTTTTACAGAAAGAAGTCCGTCCTAATTGCAAAAAAATGGGGGATCATATCGATTTTGTTGAAAATGTATACGATAATGTTAAAAATCCATTGGGATTTATCTGCAATAAAGTAAATTATTTTCGAGCACAAGATGATAATGTAAAATATACATTGGAAAATAATTAATATCATTTAAAGGAAATAAATATAAGTATGATAAATATAGAAAACTATGTCTTTTAAAGAAAAACCTTTAAAAAAAATAGTTTCTGATAAAAGAATCACAATTGATGCAATCCATCAAGAAATATCAAGTGATTTTAATGAACAAAAAAAGAATAATAATGAAAAATTAAGAGAAAAAGAAAGTTTAGAAGCAGAATATCAAAAAAAACCTACCTCTTATTTAAAAAAAAAAATTATTGAATTAGAAAAAGAAATTGAGAATTATGATCCAAAGAAAGAAATAGATTACTATTTGGATACAGGTAGTCTCTTAAATGAATATTATTCAAAAAAAGAAGAAACACCAGTTAATAAAGAAATAACAGTTATTGATTTTATGAATAAAAGTAACAAACAAAAATTACCAGATAATACACTAATTAATGATTATATGAGAGCTGTTGATGATAATATAATTAAAGAAAATAATACTTATGATATTGATCATTGTCCTCTATGTATAAATAAATTAGTTCTTAAGAATGTTGATAGTTTGTTGATCTGTGAAAAATGTGGATATACTGATTCGATTATTATTAATTCTGAAAAAATTTCGTATAAAGATCCTCCAAGAGAATCATCTTATTTTGCATATAAAAGAATTAACCATTTTAATGAATGGTTAGCTCAGTTTCAAGCGAAAGAAACAACAGATATACCCGAAGAAGTTTATCAAGGTATTTTGGGGGAGTTAAAAAAAAATACATTCTTATCAATTTCAGATATATCTTATAAAAATATGAGAGAAATCCTTAAAAAACTCAAATTTAATAAATATTATGAACATATTCCACATATTATTAATATGTTAAATGGTAAAAAAGCCCCCGTTTTAACAAGACAATACGAAGAACAATTACGGATAATGTTTAAGGAAATCCAGACACCATTTATGCAACATTGTCCAGAGAATAGAAAGAACTTCTTATCCTATGCTTATGTTCTACATAAATTTTGTGAACTTCTTGAATTAGATCATTTATTGGTTTATTTTCCATTGTTAAAAAGCCGTGAAAAACTTCAACAGCAGGATATTATTTGGTCAAAAATTTGTCAGTCATTACTATGGGAATATATACCAAGTATTTAATATGGATAATTTTTTTCTTCTTGTTTCTTTTCAATAATGACGATATGGGGCATATATCGATCCAGTAAGGCGAATGTTGTACCAGCTAATAATCCGATATATATTGCATGTTCATTCATTATTGAACAGTTTGGAATATAATATGTAGATAATGTAACTATTGAAAATAGTAATAAGTATTTTAACAAATTTTGAACATTAATCATTCTATAAATATAAATAATAAAAAAATTATATTATATATAATTAAATGAATCAATCAAATGGGAATGGTTATATCAATGATATTTTTAAGGTTGGCAAAACAAATTATATTGAAAAGAATGAACCCCCAATATTTAATACACGGACAACTAATTCATTACAAGGGATCATTCAAGAAACACCAATGAGCCGTATGTTTTTTTCGAATGGAAACATAGATGGTCTTCAAAAAACAATACGATACAAAATTAATCAAGAAACAAATAAAACTATCTCTTATCAATCTGAAGATTCACTTTTTATTATTATGAGATCAATATATTTACAATTTGCAAATTCAATGGCAAGATCAGGTGAAATATTAAGTGATATTCGTGGATTGAATAAAATGGTTATCGACTTTAGTGTAAAAAATATTAAGGATCAATTAGACCAATACGATGGTTACATTCAAAAAATATCGGGACCACCTACACTAATGGAACATCCTCGCTATGAAAATAAACAAAATTATACTTATGATTCGAGTAATATTTTAGGTTAATCAACTTCATCAACAACTGGCCCTTGTGTATCACTTGCCATCATTGATGGATCAACAGCTTCTGGATTTTCTTGAACCTTACTTAATATAGGAGATAATGTTTGATTTAATTCCTCATATTTAGATTCATACTGTTCAAGTGAATCATTTTCCTCTTGTAATAACCATTGTTCTGTTTCTTGGATGGTTGTTTCAACAACTGTAATTTCTTCTTTGCTTAATTTTGATTGTATCATTTCATTATCTTTCATACCCTTTATCTGAAAAATAAATGCTTCAACTTTATTTTTAGAATTAATCTTATCTTTTATTTTTTGATCTTCTTCTTTATTTTCTTCGGCTTCTTTCACCATCCTTTCAATATCATCGGCTGATAATCTTCCTTTATCATTAGTAATAGTAATTGCTTCTTTTTTACCCGAACCTTTATCTTGTGCTTCAATATTCATGATACCGTTTGCATCAATATCAAATGAAACTTCGATCTGAGGGACACCACGAGGGGCTGGAGGTATTCCTTCTAATTCAAATGTCCCTAATGAATTATTATCTTTTGTCATTGTCCTTTCACCCTCGTATACTTGAATGGATACACCTGGTTGATTATCTTGGTAAGTGGAAAACGTTTGTGATTTTTTCGTTGGAATGGTTGTATTCCTCTCAATTATCTTCGTCATTACACCACCCGCTGTTTCGATACCAAGTGATAGAGGGGCTACATCTAAGAGTAATATTTCATCTGCTTTTTCTTCTCCGGTTGTTGAATTTGATAAAATAGCAGCTTGAACACTTGCACCATATGCTACTGCTTCATCAGGATTAATCTTCTTACTTAGTTCTTTTCCATTAAAAAATTGACTCAATAATTCTTGAATTTTTGGAATTCTGGTTGATCCACCCACAAGAACAATATCATCTACTTGATTTTTACTTACTCCAGAGTCTCGTAGGACCTTTGTAACAGGGTCAATACATTTTTGGAACAAGGGCATACACAATGCTTCAAACTTTGCCCGTGAAATATTAGTAAAATAATCAATACCATCTGTTAATGAATCAATTTCAATGGAAGCAGTACTGCTACTTGAAAGTGTCCTTTTTGCTCTTTCGCAAGCAGTCCTTAAACGCCTTAATGATCGTTTGTTATCAGTGATATCTACCTTATGTTTTCTTTTAAATTCATCTGTAAAATGCTTTACCAAAAGATTATCAAAGTCCTCCCCTCCTAAATGGGTATCACCTGCTGTCGCCTTGACTTCAAAAATACCATCATCAATGTTTAACAAAGAAACATCAAATGTTCCACCACCAAGATCAAAAATAAGGACATGTTTTTCAGATTGTTGATTATCTAAACCATAAGCAATTGCTGCTGCGGTTGGTTCATTAATAATACGGAGGACATTTAGACCAGCGATAGAACCAGCATCTTTGGTTGCCTGACGTTGAGAATCATTAAAATAAGCAGGAACAGTTACTACAGCATCTGTAACTTTTTCTCCTATATACGATTCTGCGATTTCTTTCATTTTAATTAACACCATTGATGAAATTTCTTCGGGATGATATTGTTTTGTTTCATTTTTAAAAGTTACTTCGATCTTTGGTTTGTTCTTTTCACTAATTACTTTGAAAGGGAATTGTTTTATATCTGCCTGAACAACAGGATCATTAAAATCTCTCCCAATTAATCTCTTTGCATCAAAGACTGTATTTGTTGGGTTCATTGATGCTTGGTTTTTAGCTCCATCTCCAATAATTCTTTCATCTTTTGTAAAACCTACATATGATGGAGTTGTTCTATTTCCTTGATCATTTGCTATGATCTCACATCTGTTATCTTTCCACCATCCTACACAACTATATGTTGTTCCTAAATCAATTCCAATTGCTACCATATTATAATAATAATTTGTTGAATATTTTTAAATAATTTATTTAAAACAAGGGATTGAATATATGGAATATGGAGGACCATAGTGAATATATCATAAAATTACTCCATAAAAAGAATGTGGTACGAGATTGGATATCGAATAAATACAAAGAAAATCCAATTATTATTTATGGAGTAAGTGGTACAGGTAAAACATCTCTTGCAAATTATATTTTGAAAGATTTTACAAAAATTACAATTAATTTAGATTTTTGTAAGAGTGGTAAGCCTTTGAATGAATATCTTGATATGTCTCTATATAAAAAAAGCATTACAATGATGTTTGATAATAAAAATACAAATAAAGCTATTTTATTTGATGATTTAAATTATATTCAGGAATATGATAAAAAATTATTCAAACAAATAATTGATTTCTCAAAAAAGAAAATAAAAGATCACCCAATCATTTATATTTTTAATCATATTAATCATAAAAATATTCAAATTATTTATAAAAAAGCAATACCAATCAATTTATCCTTTACAAAAAATCAATATATTTCAATCGTAAACAAATATTTTACTTGTCCTCCAAAGGTAAATGTAAATGAATTAATTCAAAAATCAAATTATAATTTTCATATGATCAAAATAAATCTTGATTTTTATAAAAATGAAGGTCATCAAATTCAAGAATATGATATAAAAGAAGATGAGTTATCCTTATTTATTCAGAGAATATACAAATATAATATGAATGATTTATATAGAGTATGTTCTTCAGACTACACGATTATTTCTTTGAACATACTTGAAAACTTCGTTGAATGGTTATGGAATCAAAAAAAATTAAATTATAAAAAAAAAATTAAATTATTGAATGAAATTTATCATCTAAATTGTTTAGGAGATAATCTATTAACATATATACATATTATTAATGATTGGCTATTGTTAGAACACCTTCTTACCTTTTCAGTTGTTATCCCGATTTGTAAATTAAATAAACAAGTAAAAATAAAAAGCCTTATTTACAATAAATATATTAGTAAATCTATCATTTATACTCATAATATAAAATTACTGCATCAATCAAATATTACAATCGATCAATTGTCTTTCTTATATCGTTTAATATTTTACTACAACAAACATCGAACTAAAGAATACTTACAAAAGATACATTTCTTTATTCAAAGATATTCATTAAATATAAAATTAATTGAAAAGTTTGTGAAATATTTTGACCTTACAATTTCAAAAAAAACAATTCAACAATTATTTAAGGATTTATGAATCCTTTTAATTAAAAATGAAGTTGTGTTATTTTAATGGTCGTGGATTAGCTGAAACATCCCGTTTACTCTTTGCTATTCAAGGAGAGGATTATGAAGATTTTAGATATCCTTTAGAAGTGATTGACTTTTCAAAACATGAAATGGTTAAAGAAGAATTTGATAAGGATAAGGCAGATGGAAAATTAGTACATTCTTTGAATAAACTCCCTTATCTTGAGGTGGATGGTGTAATTATCCCTCAATCAAAGACAATTGAGAGATTTCTTGCTCGTAGATTTAATATGATGGGTGAAACAGATGTTCAGGGAGCACAAATTGATAGTATCTGTGAATGTGTCCGTGATTTTAAAGATTTGTATCAAAAAGTCCGTTCTTTACCTGAAGATGAAAAAGAAAAGGGTATGGTAGAATGGTTTACCGTAACTCTGGTTGAAAAACTCAGTTTACTCGAAAATCTTTTGGGTGAAAATGGTTTTGCAGTTGGTAATACATTGAGTTTGGCAGATGTTGTATTATACTCGTTTATCACGCAATTTTTTGATAACAAAGAAGCGTCCTACAATGCAACTTTGGCAACCCCTCGTCTGAAGACGATTGTTGATTCGGTTGGTGGGAAAGAAAAAGTTGTTGAATGGTTGGAAAAAAGACCTAAGACTGTTTTTTAAGTTTATTTTTGTATTTTTGTAAATCTTTTGATGTTAGTTCGTAACCCCAGTGTAATAATACTTGTCTTATCACTGGACTCACGCTACTATCATTGTATCTTTTTTTCTTTTTTATAATTTCATTCATTAATCGCCGTCGAAAACGACCATTTGGTCCAGCAAGAGCTAACCATCGTTTGATCTGTCTTTCATCATCATCACTCCTTCGACCCATTGAATAACGACAGTACCATTGAAACCATCCATACGGATCTTGTTCTACGATCCATCCACTGTCTTCCCACATTTCGAGAGATGACCCACATTTAACCCCATACTTATTTATATTTTTATCATATTTTGATGAGGTTATCATTTTATCAACGTCAATCCCTCGAAACCATGATTTAGGATATTCCTTGATCACCTCTTTTGATGTATAATTACGTTTTGTAATTGATGAATAGATTGGACGGAAATATGTACCTCCGAATGAACCTTCTCTTAAGACTTGTCTCGGGGTTTTATTTGGTGTAAATTCTTTATCCATTGATAATATAATATATGTTATATTATATATTATATGACAAAAAGGGTAAAAAGGACAAGAAGGAAAATAAAATCGCGTAAGCTTGTCAGTCGTGAAAAAAGATTATCTGTGAAAGCGAATAAGAAACATCGTAAGACGCCTCGAGGACTCCCTAAAATATTTGTGATTAATTTAAGGAGAGATAAAGAAAAATGGCAAAAATACAACAATGATTTTGAAAAAGGAAAATTATCAAGATATTCCGCATGTAATGGGATGGAAGTTAGTAAAGCTAACCCATATTATGATAAATTAAAGATAATGTGGAATGCAGGAGAAAAAAAGAGAAAATGTGGAGCAGGTATCTTAAATTCTCATATGAATTTGATTAAAGAAATCGCAGATAATAAAATCGATCGAGCATTGGTTGTTGAAGATGATTCTGTAATTGATTTTGAACAATTGAGGAAAATAAATCTAAGTAAATTACCACAAGATAGTTTGATTTATTTTGGTGGTGTCCTTCATCCACCCACTTCGTTTAAAGATAAAAGTTGGAGTTACGAAAAAGCAAAAAAGAATTTCAAAAAAGGAATCAATAAAATTGATTCGACCAAATATCGTATTTTTGGTGGTTTTGGTTACTATATTCCTCGTTGGGAAATTGCAAAAGAATTATATTATGATATTTTTAGTGTGAAACAAAAGTTAAAACCACTTGATACAGAAATGACATACCTGCAAAAAAAGGGGATCATTAAATATTTTTATTATCCGGCAGTAAGTTATTTACATATGGAGGATGCTGAAAAAGGGATTCATGGAGCAGCATATATTAAAAGAGATATGAAACATTACTAATGTTTATAAATGATTTTCAAGTTCAGAAAAATTGTTACAATTAAAAATAATAAAATGATCAATATTATGATAAATAATTTAAAAATATATGGATAGATTTCGTTTAAAATATGTTTTATCAATGGATTTAATATATCATTTTTAATTATTTTCATATTCTCTTCTTCTTTTAACTCATTCGTTATATTCAATAATATCTTTTTTGTTAATAATGTTAAATTCATAATTTAAAATTATTCAATATAAAATTAATCTATTCATAACTCATATAGATGGAATGGTTTTCAAATCTCATGAAAAAAGAAGAAAAAAATCATAAAAACCTAGATGAAAAAACAAGGACTGTATATACCTTTATAAATAAACAAACAAAAGATTTTGTAGAATGTGTCATTTGTTTAGAAGAAATGAAAAATGGTGATAAACTTAGTATTATACCTTGTTCACATATGTATCACTCAAGTTGTTTAGAAAAATGGGCTAAGAAGAAAAAGGTTTGTCCATTATGTGATAAATCTTTTTAATATAATATATTATATTGTAATATATATAACATGCAAACATTGATATTTGTTATTACAGGTATGTTTATCGTATTTTATATTATAGATAAAAAAGCACCAATTGTCCCTGATAAAGTAGACTATTTAAAAACAAAAGAAAGTAAAGATGTAGTTGAATTAGAACAAGAAGTAGAAAATGAGGTATTTAGTGCTATCCTAAATGAAGTAAAAGAAATAAATCCATTAAAGACATACAAAGTATGGACATACATTGAATTTACAAATACAAATCGAGAAATTTATTTATCTTCAGAAAAAATGAAAATACCCATCTTTTTCCAAAAATGCCTACAAGTTATGAAAAAAAGAGTCCCTGATTTAATAATCTTAACTCCAATGAATATTAAGAAATATTTACCTGATTTCCCTATTGAAATGGGTAATGATTCAGAAATCCCCTTGAAGAAGAGGATTGATATCCTTTTTGCATTTATTTTAGAAACATATGGGGGTCTTTGCATTTCCCCTGGTACAATTGTGATTAATGTAGATCAAATGTTATCAATGATTAAAAAATATAAATTAATAACAGTTGGTGCTTCTCCTGACATTATACAATCCTATAATAACCTATCCTATCCAAATACATATGTGATTGGTTCGCAGAAGAAAACACCTATTATTATGGAGTATAGGCGTCATCTAATGTTATCCATCAAAAATAAACTTTTACATAACGATATATCGATGGATAATAGTTATGAAATATTATCATATTTAATATCACTTATGAAACCTCAACAGTTTCATTTCGGGACAGAATTTGATGGATCATACAATAACTATATGCAGATGATTGATGTTGGTACTTATTTAGAAAAACAGAAAATCAATTTCTTAAATGAAGAGAAATTATCAGTTATTACTGTCCCCTATAATCTACTTATGGAACGTTCTGAATATAAGTGGTTCTTAAATCTGTCAAAGGGACAATATGAAACATCTAATTTTGCGGTTGATAGTTATATGGAAATATAAGTGATATTTAAAAATAAATTTGAAACTAGTAGTATAAAATAACAAACAAAATGGGTATCAAATCTTTAACTCAAACTGTTAAAAAATATTCTCCAGATGCGATTCATCATGATAATTTATATAAACTTTCAGGTAAAAAAGTTGCTGTTGATGCAAGTCTAATTATTTATCAACAACTTCTTAATAATCAAAAAGCATTCTTTAAGAATAAAGAAGGAAAAATAACAAACCATATTACAGGTTTATTCTATAAAATTATGAATTATATTTCTCTAAATATTGAGTTGATATTCATCTTTGATGGAAAACCACCAGATAATAAAGAAAATTGTCTACAGGAAAGAAGGGAAAAGTCAAAAAAACTAAAAGAACTTTCGGAAAAGGCTGAATCTGAAGAAGATAAAACAAAATATGAAAAAATGTCAATTCGTTTAACAAAAGAAATGATTGATGATGTCAAAAAACTACTCAGTTTATTTGGTATTTCATATATTCATCCAGAAATAGGTGAAGGAGAAGCTTATGCTAGTGAACTTTGTCGTATGGGTATCGTTGATTATGTCCTTACAGAAGATATGGATACAATGGCCTATGGATGTCCTAAACTGATAAGAAAATGTATTGATAAAACAGTTAAAAGAAGGGATATTGTTACTATATTTGATTATCATACTATCGTTTCAAAACTAAATATGGATCATGGAAAATTTGTTGAATTTTGCATTCTTTGTGGTTGCGATTATTGTCAGGCACCACCAAAAGTAGGAAATGTAACAGCAATGAAATTAGTTCAAAAGTATTCAACTATAGAAGAAATTATTGAAAAAACAAAATATGATTTCCCAAGTGATTATTTAGATCAATTTAATGAAGCAAAAAAGAATTTCTATTTCTTTTATGATAAATTAAAACCAGAAGAAGTTGTATTTCATACTTCTGAAAGAGATTTAAGTGGATTAGAAAATTATTTAGTTCAAGATATTGGAATGAATGAAAAAAGAATACAAACTTCTTTTAAAAAGTTTCATAATAATTACAAATAATTAATCAATTTTAACAAGTGTACTTGACTCTGTCTTTGGATTTAATGCCTTTATCTTTCCTTTTGATTCTTCTTTTTTTTCTTCTTTATATTTACAATTGTGAGTATGTGTATATCGATGTTTCTGACAAAATATCCCACCGCAATTACATGTAAATGTAATTAATCCTGTTTTTTTATTGCAAAAAGAACATCGCGTTTTTTTACTTTTTTCTGTCATACTTGTTTATGTATTTTATTTGATTACTTTTTTAAATGAAAAATTAAATCAAATTTATAAAAATGTAAATCCCCAACCTCTAAAAAGTTCGGTATATGTTTGATTGGTAATAGTACCTCCTTTACAAACATAGATACTGTCATAAGATAGTTTACCACCTTTTTGCTTCTTGATTGTATTCCTATCTTCTTCTTGTTCTTCCTCTTTTTCATCATCCTCTTTTTCATCATCCTCTTTTTCATCATCCTCTTT